CTCATGGCTCACGATAACGTGATCGCGGCCATTCGTGCTTTAGGCCTTGGCTCTGCAAATGACTTCCCGATCTTCATACCTTCAATGGAAGCGGGTCAGCCAGACAAGTTGTTCGGATACAACATCTACTACAACAACGATATGGAGTCAAGCATCGCAACTGGAAACAAGACGCTTCTTGCGGCTGATTTCAGCAAGTTCGTTGTTCGCTCTGCTGGTGGTGTTCAAATGGTACGCTTGAACGAGCGGTACATGGATGAACTCGAAGTCGGCTTCGTAAGCTACGCGCGTAAGGACTCAAAAGTTCTTGACACTCGTGCAGTGAAATACTTGGCTCAAGCATAAGAGTATGAAAGTCAGATTTTTGAAATCTGTCTCTGGATCTGGATTCCACTACCGCAAAGATGCGGTGGTGGACATCCAATCAGATGAGATGGCACGAGATTTCTTGAATGCAAAATTCTGTGAAGTGATCGCTGAACCAGCGAAGACACGCGCAAAGAAAGCAGTCAAGAAAACAACGAAAAAGGAAACACGATAGAACATGGCTTTTGATATTGTAACAACTGCGGCTTCTGAGCCAATCACTCTTGCTGAAGCGAAGAACTTCTTGCGTGTCGATCATTCAGATGACGACGACTTGATCAATGCTTTGATCACTGCATCTCGTCAGATGTGTGAAGAGTATACGCGAAGAATACTTGTGACAAGCACGATTGATGAATACTTTGACAAGTTCCCTACAAATTCATGGAACAACTTGTCGAATCTCATCTATCTCTCGAGAGGTCCAGTCACTTCAATATCTTCTGTCAAATATGTCGATGCAATCGGTTCTGAAGTCACACTCACTTCTGATCAGTACATCACAGACTTGATCTCTGAACCTGCAAGAGTGCAATCGACTGCTGGTTGGTTCGCGGCCGCTGGTGTAGTGAATCAAGTCATTGTCAGATACGTTGTCGGAACTGATGTCTCAGCAATTCCAAAGCCGTTGATTCAAGGAATGATGCTCGTCATCTCTGATCTTTACGATCAACGCGCTGATAGTGTGAAGAGATTGCCGACAGCATCAGAGTATTTGTGGAACCCGTACAGAATCTTCACTTTCTGATGATCAAACAATCTGGACAACTTGACAGACGCATCACGATTCAGACATTCACGTCTTCAACTGATGCATTCGGTCAACTCAACAAATCATTCACAACACTTGCTTCTGTTTGGGCAAAAGTTGTTGAAAAGTCTGGATCTGAAAATGAGCAGTCTGATCAACTCGTTGCAGTGAAAAAAGTACATTTTTTCATTCGCTATCGATCAGACATCAATGAACAGATGCGTATTGTTTACAATAGCAAGACGTATAAAATTGAAGCGATCATCAGCGATGAATCGAGAGATTCTTTTCAACGTATTGAAACAAGACTCACAGACTGATCATGGGAACAACTGCTGAAAGAATGATGTCTCAAAGTTCTCGCTCTAAAAGCAAGAACTCTGCATTCATCGGATTCGATGATGACGTTCTCATTCGTGAGTTTGAGAAAGCGTTTAAAGAACTTGACACTCTTGCGAATAGTGTTCAAACGAAAGACATCAGAAAGATTCAGAGAGCGTCTCTGAAGCCTATGGTTGCGCGTTTCAAAGCAAACATCACTGATGAATCAAGTTTCAAAGTGTACAGAAATGGTGGTGTATATGCAGAGATACCGAAAGGTACTTTGAAGAAATCAATCGACATCATCAACACTCGAGTCAGAAAACATCAGACTTTCTCTTCGCTCTCAGTAGGTGCAAGAGTGAAAGGCAGATACTCTGATCCAGAGAAAGGTGGCTGGTTTGCTCACTTCGTTGAATACGGCTTCATTAATAAGTACGGCCAATATGTAAAAGGTGCGAACTTTGGATTCGCTGAAAAAGCAAAAAAAGGAGGACTCTCTCTCGTCAGAACAACATTCAAGTCTCTGATGAAAGCGTTTCTTGACAAACAAGTAAAAGCGTCACAACAATGATTGGCAAAGTCATCAAATACAAGTTTGACAATGATTCTGATCTGAACACTCTGTTCTCTGGTCGAGTCTATCCACTCGTTGGCGCACAAACAGCACAACATCCTTTCGCGATCTATGAGATCGTAGTCAACGACGCACAGCGTTCAAAAGACAGCGACTCACATCTCGATGAAATGAATGTCAGAGTCACAATTGTTTCGACATCTTATGCTGACACACAGAACGCTGTTTCGTATATTAGAAACGCGTTTGTTCGCATGAATGAAACGATTGAAAGCGTGAAAGTACAATCTTGCTCATTCGACGGTGAGCGCGATTTGTTCAGTGATGACGAAAGAACTTTCTCTTCTCAAGTAGATTTGATATTTCGTGTTTCACTCGATTAGTAATTGAATAATAAAATAAAAACAAAAGAAAATGGCTGCAACAAGCATCATGAACTCAACTGACGTTGTGATTCAAATCAGCGAAGATGGTGGAACAACATACGACATCATCGGCCGTGCAACATCGGCATCACTTAGTGTCTCAATGGAGACTCGCGACACAACCACAAAAGATAGTGCTGGATGGCAAGAAAATCTTGAAGGTCTAAAATCTTGGTCATTGAGCGGTGACGGACTTGTCACATACTCAATCACTGGAGACTACGACACACCAGACGATCTGTTCACATTGTTGTCAAATCGTACACTTGTGAAAGTGAAGTTCGGTTCTGCAACATCTGGTGAAATCGACTACACTGGCGACGCTTACCTCGTAAGCTATGAACAAGAAGCTGGCGTTGAAGAGAATGTGACGTATTCGTTCGGATTCACTGGAACTGGTACACTGACTCAAGCGTCTGTCGCTTAATACTACACAACAGAGAGAGCATCGAGAGATGCTCTCTTTTTAACAACATCAACAAATGACTCAGATAATAGAAACAAACGAAAGAAAACATCCAGTCAGATTTGGATTCAACGCACTTCGCGAATTCAGCAGAATGACTGGAACAACACTCGCTCAACTTGAAGATCTTGGTGGCGACATGACGCTTGATCAAGCGATCACATTGATGTATTGCGGATTCAAAGACGGAGCGAGAAAAGAAAAAGTGAACTTCAGATACGATGTGTCTGACATCGCTGACTGGATTGATGATGATGAAGCGTTGATTGAAAAAGTCTTCGCAGTGTTTGAAGATCAGTTCAGTGCAAAGAGCGAAAAAAAGAAGTAGGCCGACGCGAAGAAAGCAAAAAAGAAACGACTTGGGACGATCTCGAGTCATTCGCGTTCGGTCAAATTGGTCTCAAACCAGTTGAATTCTACGACTTGACACCGAGAGAGTGGACAAATTTAGTCACTGGATTCAACGAGCGAGAGAACAGAAAGCAACAAAATGAATGGGAAAGAACGCGTTGGCAAACAACGATTCTCTTGAACGTTCATACAAAGAAAACGATCAAAGCAAGAGACTTGATTGTTTTTCCTTGGGAAGCACAAAAGAAGAAGCAAACGATCTGGACGAAAGGAGAGATCATCGCTGTGATAAATGAAAGAAACGAACGCGCAAAATTAAAACATGGCCAATCTCTCGAGTCTTAACTTTCGACTAACTGCGAACATTTCGCCATTCAAGAAAGGTCTCAACAAAGCAGAGCGATCAATGGATCGACTCGGCAAGAAGATGCAGGCAACCGGCAAAAATATGTCGATGAAACTGACTGCGCCACTTGTTGCTCTTGGTGCTGTCTCTTTCAACGTATTCAAAGGCTTTGAAGCAGAGATGTCAAAAGTCAAAGCGATCTCTGGTGCAACAGCAGAAGAGTTCAAAATGCTTTCAGACAATGCGAAAGCATTAGGCTCTTCAACAATGTTCACTGCTCGAGAAGTAGCGTCTCTTCAAACAGAGTTCGCAAAACTCGGTTTCAGTGCAACAGAGATCACAAAAGTCACTGAAGGAACTCTCGCTCTCGCTCAAGCATCTGGTTCTGATCTCGCAAGAGCGGCAGAAGTCGCTGGTTCTACACTCAGAGCATTCGGTCTTGACGCATCAGAAACTGGTCGCGTCACAGATGTCATGGCGAAATCGTTCTCGACATCTGCACTCGACATGGAGACATTCGCAAACTCAATGAAGTTTGTCGCTCCAGTTGCAAAAAGTGCTGGAATGAGCATTGAAGAAACATCAGCGATGATGGCTGTTCTCGCAAATGCTGGTATCAAAGGCTCTCAAGCTGGTACTTCACTGCGAAGAATCATCTCAGAGATCGGTGCTTCTGGAAAGCCAACATCTGAAGCACTGAAAGATCTCGCTGAAAAAGGCATCGGTCTCGCTGATGCAAAAGATGAAGTCGGTCGTTCAGCACAATCAGCACTCTTGATTCTTGCTGAAGGCGTTGATCAGATCAAGCCATTGACGAAAGAGTTTGAGAACGCAAAAGGCTCTGCAAAATCAATGGCAGACGAAATGGGCGACAACGCTCTCGGTGCTTCAAAGCGTCTCGAGTCAGCAATGGAAGGTCTCGGAATCTCT